AGGTCTCATGACGTGCTATCAGCGCCACGAGCGGCCGATCTACTACCCCACGCGAAACCTGATTCGATTTCATTCTGGCGCTATCGGTATAACTCGCTCCGCTGAAGAGCCGGAGCGACTCAGAGGACCGCAGTTCAACAGATTTTGGACTGACGAGAATTGCGCTTGGAAATACCTCGATGAGGCCTGGGCGCAACTCAGTTTCGGGTTTCGAATGAAACACGGGAGATTGCAGGGCGTGATGACGACCACGCCGAAGCCTGTGAAGTGGCTCCGTAAGATGTTGGCGAACCCGGCTACGGTGGTGACGCGCGGGTCAACGTACGACAATCGCGCGAACCTCAGCGACACGTTTTACGAAGAAGTAATTCGTCCATACGAAGGAACGCGACTCGGCAGGCAGGAACTCAACGCCGAGCTACTCGATGACGTCCCGGGTGCTCTGTGGACGCGCGCCATGATCGACGCGCAGCGGTGCAATCTGCGAGAAGTCGAGCCACTCATTCGGATCGTGGTCGCAGTGGATCCCGCGGTAACCGCGCGTGAAGGCTCAGACGAGACGGGCATCGTTGTCGCCGCGATTGGGCGCAAATATGCTTACATCCTCGAAGACGCATCGTGTCGAGCGACTCCAGGCGACTGGGCGGCGATCGTGATCAAATTGTGGCGCAAGTGGGGCGCTGACCGAATCGTCGCCGAAGTCAATAACGGCGGCGACCTGGTTGAGCGCAACCTCCGCATGGCAGAGGGCGGCGCCGCAATCCCGTTCCGCGCGGTTCATGCGACGCGCGGCAAAGCGCTCCGGGCGGAGCCGGGCGCGGCGCTGTATGAACGTGGGCTTGTGCGCCACGTGAGTGTGCAGGGTGGAGAGGCGCAAACGCTCGAAGTGCTCGAAGACCAGATGTGTACATTCGTGCCCGGCGCGCCGCAATCGAAAGACACGGGCTCGCCGGATAGGCTTGATGCGCTCGTGTGGGCGCTGACTGATCTGGTTATTTCGCCGGTGATCGTCAGCAGTCCGGTGCAGTTCAGCGACTGGCAGAGCATCTCTCCCGTATGATTTCCTGCGTAATGCTGCACGGTGGGCCAACTCGGGCGCTGTGGCGCCTTGCGGCGGTCGAATCGTGGCTTGCTCAGCGCGGCGTCGAATCGGAGTTGCTCGTCGTCTCGGAACTGCCTACGCTTTCGCCGTTGCCGCGGGTGCGGTGGGTGCCATGTGAGCCCGGCGAGACGATCGGAGAGAAGCGGAACCGCGCGACGCTGGCGGCCGGCGGAGTGCTCATCGCGCACTGGGATGATGACGATTGGTCCGCTCCGGGCCGTCTGGCGTTCCAGGCGACGGCGTTCTCCGATCCGGCCGTCATGATCTGCGGCTTTCGCTCCGCGCTGTTCTGGGACGTGGGGCGGCGTGAGACGTGGCGTTATACCGGTGAAGGCGAGTACGCAATCGGCTCGAGCCTGATGTACCGCCGTTCCTGGGCGATCCGAAATCCGTTTCAGAACCGACAGACGGGCGAAGACCACCAGATAGTGCTAGCCGCGCGCCGGGCGCGATCCTTGCGCGCGCTGGACAATCCGGGCCTACTCACCTGCCGGACGCACGGCGGCTGCGTAACGCGCCGTAGCTCGCCTGAGGGCTGGCATCCTGATGGCGCATCCGGGCGGCAGTGGGAACCCGCGGCGGAGTCTGACTTGCCGGCCGATTTCCTGCGATAATGGGCGCAATGCGGCTAACCCGGGCAGTAGTAAGTTTGGTGACGCTTACAGCTCTTGCGTGTGGAGTGGTTGCCAGCGCGCAAGAGGCGCCCGGGCCGTCGTGGCGCCAGATGCTGAAAGACCACAAGCACTGGGCGATTTCGGCCGGCGCGCAACTCGGCGGCCAGCTTGTCGACGCGGTCAGCACGGGCTACGCGCTCGACTATCGGCATGCGCCCGGAGTGGTGGAGACAAACCCGCTGATAGTGCGCATCAACCAAGGCAATAATCAGGTCTTCGGCCCGGGTGGGTGGTCATTCAAAATTGGGGCCTGGGCGGCCCAGACCGCGGTGCAATACTGGTTGATTCGCCGGGCCGACAGGCAGGGTGGCAACGTGTACGGAGAGCGGCTGGCGAAGCGGTTCACCGCGACCAACTGGGCTACGTCAGCGGCCTTCCACGTGATCGCGATCCGCAACGCGAGAATCGCGAAAATCATTCGGTAATCAGTACCTCCGTACCATTCGTTTTGTAGTGCTCTTGTAGTATGCTCGGGGCATGACAAATCAACGGCGGCTACGAGCCGCACTTTTCGGTTTTGCTCTATCGGCTTTCTGCTTGCTGGCTGAAACTCCGCTTCTCTACTACGATGCTCCGCCAGCTTCCCGGAGGTTGGTCTCTTACAAAGTCGTGCGTATCGACCCGGCCACGAAGTTGATTGAAGGCCCGATCCCTAACGCGAACGTCCACTTCTCTTGCACGGTGCAAGTCTGGTCTGGTGGCCACTTCCATTCAGACGGCGGGCGCCCGTGCGGCACGTTCGGCCCGACATCGGCGCTGACTGACTACGAAGGCATCGTCACCACGACTTTCTTCACGCCGAACGTTTCCGGCAAGGTAACGATAACAGCGCGCGCCGACGTGTACCCGAACTACCCAAGCATCAGCGATGTGGTCATCATTGGCGTCGGAGGATTGAGCGAATTGCCAAATAGCTATTCGTTCACTTCTGCCCCATACGATACGAAACACCCGCTTGGGATTGATTTCGTCAAGTCGTTGGTCGGCGCGGAATTCCAAAGTTTTGCGGCGGACTTGCAGGCCAACCACAACATCAAGGTCAGCGCCATAAAGGCGTCTCTGATTGGCGGCGGCCTGAATGATACCGGCTCGTTGGTGCCGTGGGAATATGATGGGTTTGGCAACCTTCAGGGTCGAGAAATCGACATTGAAGCTCCCAAGGGATCATCGGGATTGGTGAAGAGTAGGGCGCTCGCCTGGGGTTTTCTGCCGGTATCTCAGGGGATCGCGAAAGATGGATTCGGCGATGAGTGGCATTTGATCGACAGCACCTTCAACCTGAAGTCTGCCGGTAACGTCAACTTGGCGCTATCCGTAGATCAACAGTTATTCGGGGGCACGAGCGATGCTGACTGGATCGCGCAGCCGATGAACCCGGCGTACGCGCGCGACGGAAGCGTGCAACTCAACTTTGTAGGGCTCTCGCAACCACAGCAGGCGAACATGGGCGCCGCGGTGCAGTACGGTGGAGTTCCAATCGCGTTCGCGACGGGATCGTTTTACGACCCGGCCGGGCTCCAGTGGGTGCAGGTGTTGACTGCGGCGGCTCCAGACGGAGGCGGGCAACCGTACTGCTTCATTCACTACGATGTCAACGGCAACGGGCTCTGGTTGTACGGCGACAATGGCTACTTCGTGGGTCCGGTGACGCCGGGCACGCCATCGAACGTGTTGCAGAATTCGCTATGCGCCATCAACACACAGAATTCATTTGTGACGCTGAACCAGGATAGCTCGCTGGTGGAGCTTGCCGTTGCCGTGACTTACAAGTCCGTTCGGACGCTCAACACGTATGCGCACGCCATGAACAACGCGTACGGTGATACCGGGTGGGTGCTTCAGCCTGTTGACGCGCTGTCCACCACGACGACCCCCGCTCTGCCGATGCTGATCCAGCCGGGCGGCTCCGGCACTATCAATGGCGGAATCAACTTGCCCACTGGATTTGGAATGGTGAGTCCGGATCCTCCCGGTTGGGCTCGGCAGAATTTCGGTTGGGACGAAATCCTCATCGCCGCAGCTCCAGATGGTGGAGGCCAGCCGTTCTGTTTCGCTCACTTTGATCGGGCGGGCAACGGGCTGTGGATGTATTCGAGCGATGTTGGGTACTTCCTGGGGCCGGTGGCGCCTGGCGACGCTGATACCAACGTGCTCGATAGCTCCGCGTGCCACATAAACCCGGCTGCGGTCACGTGGAACACCTACACGGATCAGAATCACCCGCTCGGCGCATTCAAACTCAACGTGGGAATGACCTTCAAGTCGCCGATGGTGGGGCTGAAAAACGTCTACACTCGGCGGCTATCTCAGTTGAATATCGATTCCGGCTGGGTGCAGTTCGGCGCGCTCAACATCATGCAGTAGCATACACTTCCCCTGTAACTCCTCTCGCTTCGGCGCGCCTTCGCGGGCGCGCCCTTTTTTTAGGTACTTTAGTACCATTCCATTCTGTAGTGCACTTGTAGTAACCTACCACCATGGTTTATGAACTGCCGAAGATCGGCGAGCCTATTGAGTCGCACGGGTTGTGCTACGTCTATCACCTTGTTCAAGGTCGAAAAACGCTCGTGTCGGTGTTGGACCCAAACACGCCACGAGAGGAAAGAAACATCTGTCAAGATGCGGCAACGCCTATGATGGAGCGTCCAATCGTGCAGCCTTTCGACGCGGCTCCGGCGACGTGCGCAACATGCGGCCGGCCGTTTACCCGGATCAAGCTCGATATCTGTCCAGGCTGCCATCACGCCGAGAAACAAGAGAAGCGGCAAGCGAGCGCGCGCCGATTTCGGGCGTGGCAGAAGCGCGCAAAGATGGCCGCGGTATTCGGTTCTCGTCAGGCTCGCGCGGGAGGGGAGAATGCTTGATTTCGTGATCGATCTGCTAATCCCCGGGTTGGTAATGGCTTGCTGTGTTGGTCTCATGGGGTACGGAGTATGGGTGGTCTATCAGCAGTACGGCATTGTCGAAGCACTGTGTTTAGCGTTAGTGCAGGCCTGCTGTATAGGCTTTCAGTTATGGATCAAAGGAAGGTTGAGGTTATGAGCGCCTGGTTGTGTATTCCGTCGGCTCGCCCGCTCAAGTCGGCTCGCCCGGTGATTCAAGCATGGCTCGCAGAGGGCTACAACGTGGCGCTGTGGCGCGAACGCGAGTTCGGCCAGGCGGATTGGCACATACCAATAGATCGTGGCATGGTGCTGACAAAGTTCGATGAGCCTTATCCCGGTTACGCGAACGCAACCAATTTTCTGATCAGTTTGGTCAGGTTGGCCGATAAAGGAGCCGACTGGTTTGTTATCGGCGGAGACGACGTGTATCCCGACCCGTTGCGGCCGGCTGAAGAGATCGCGCGCGAGTGCTCCACCTACTTCTCTGGCACGTACGGAGTCATGCAACCGACGGGCGACCGGTGGGGCGAAGACGGGCGTAACGGAGCCTACATCGATCGCATTTGCGGGTCAGCTTGGATCGGGCGTGGTTTCTCTGAGAGGATTTACGGCGGCAAAGGCCCGCTGTGGCACGAATACCGCCACATGTTCGTTGATGAGGAGTTGCAGAATGTGGCGATACGCGAGGGAATGCTCTGGCAACGCCGCGATCTAACTCAACACCATGACCACGCGCTCAGACGCGGCCGGCGCGAAGAGTTGCCGGAGCACCTGCGGGAGTGGTATAGCTCTGAGCATTGGAACGAAAGTCGAGCGCTGTTTCAGCGCAGAAAGGCGGCCGGGTTTCCGGCGCATGAGGTGAAAGCATGAAGTCACGGGCTCCGGAGTGGACGGTGATTATCATAGGGCTATTGCTGGTCATTGGCATCGTCGTGTATTTCGAAAGCACAATGGAATTCGCGGCGAGAATTGACCGGGTGGTGTCCGATCAGCGATGAGCGATCCTATCCGCGTCTCAAGCGGGCCTGACGATCCAGTGCGCTTCGTCAATGGTTCGTGGTGGTATCTGATCTGGGGGCCGTACGAAGACGAGTCGGCGGCGCGCCAAGCGCAAGAGCACGCCGAAATGGAGAAAGCACAAAATGGCTGAGCCGAAAGTTGTCCTGACAACTGTGGCGCGCGGCGGGTGGTACGCTCGAGCTGTCGCGCGAATGATCGAGCGATTGCATCAGCATCATATGGGAGATGTGATGTTGATGGCATGGGTGAACACCTTGCCGCCGAATGCCCAGGTGCTGATCGAGAACGGATACGATTATACGGCGTACGCGGCGAAGTCGGACGCGCTCTATGCCTGCTGGCAGTTGCAGGCGGCCGATATCGGCATTGTTCTCGATGCGGCGTATTCTCCGGTACGGCATTTCGGTCCTTTGATCGCGCACATTCAGGAGCACGGGTACTACTTGGGCGCGAACGGATTTCGAGTAGGCGAGTGGTCAACAGACCGGGCACTGAAGTATCTAGGCGTGTCGCGCGAAGCGGCGATGGGCATCCCGGACGTAGCGAGCGGCTGCGTCGGCGTGGACTTCCGTCATACACTCGGCCGGAAGCTGGCAAACGCATGGGCGGCCGAATGTAATCCGTTCACTGTCCCGGGTCCGCATTCCAACATAGCGGCCGGCCCGGAAGCGCTCGCGCTCGCACGGTCAGGCGGTTATCGCAACGTTGGCTTTTGCTCCGTTGACCCTCGCGTCGCCGGGCATAGGCATGATCAGACCGTGCTATCCGTTGTAGCTCATCTACTGGGCTGCAATGTGCGGGTTGAGCGGCCGAAGTTCTGCTCTTACTCCGACAAGATCACGCCTGAGACTATCTTCTTGAACCGCGGGCTATGACCTACGGTTCCGTGTGTTCGGGAATTGAGGCGGCTACCGTTGCGTGGTCGCCGTTGGGCTGGACTCCGGCATGGTTTGCAGAGATTGACTCTTATTGTTCGAAACTACTCAAGCATCACTATCCGACCGTAATCAACCATGGCGACTTCACGGAAATTACGCAAGAGCAATCAGGCTACATTGACCTTCTCTGCGGAGGGACTCCCTGCCAGTCCTTCTCCGTTGCCGGCAGACGAGGCGGCCTGGAGGATGCGCGCGGCAACCTGGCCATCGAGTTTTGCCACCTTGCTGGCCGACTGCGGCCTCGGTGGATCGTCTGGGAAAACGTCCCCGGTGTTCTGTCATCGAACGGCGGACGGGACTTTGGCTCCATCATCGGGGCGCTGGCGGAACTCGGGTATGGTTGCGCCTGGCGAGTGCTGGACGCTCAGTTCCTCGGAGTGCCCCAGCGACGCCGTCGCGTCTTCGTTGTCGGACATCTTGGAGACTGGCGCCGTGCCGCGGCGGTACTTCTTGAGCGCGAAAGCCTGTGCCGGGATACTCCGGCGCGCCGCAAAGCGCGGGAAGAAGTTGCCGGATCTCTTGGCGGCGGCACTGGCGAGCGTGGTTGGTGCAACGACCTTGACCGTTCCGGAGCGTTCGTGTCCATGAGCCTGAATGCAAAGGGAGGCAGTGGGCGGCTGGATGGTGAGAGCGAAACGTTCGTGGCCCACACTCTGCGAGGCGACGGCTGTGACGCCAGCGAAGATGGCACCGGACGTGGCACTCCACTCGTGCCGACGGCGGTTAGCGGGACTCTGGCGGTCAGACGTCTGACTCCGCGCGAGTGCGAGCGGCTCCAGGGATTTTCCGACGACTACACGCTGATCCCGACCGTCCGAAAACGGCAAGCGGTGAAGGGCGCCAAAGCTGAAAAGTTGCTCGCCTATTACCATCGCACCGAACGCGGCCGGCAGCATGTCGAGATGCGCGGCGGCCGGGTGTACGCAACATCGGACTCGCATAGGTACAAAGCTCTCGGGAACACCTGGGCCGTTCCGGTGGTGCGTTGGATCGGAGAGAGAATTGAGATGGTGGAAAGGATGAAATGACGATCTGTGAGCGGGTGTTTACTGACATTTACGCGCGCCGAGCTGGGGGCCTGTAATGGAGCACCGAATTGTCGCGACGATGCCAGTTCGGAATGAGGATTGGTGTCTGGCGTACACGCTCAGGCACTTGCTGACCTGGGTGGACATGGTGGTTGTTTTCCTTCATGCGTGCGAAGACAAGAGCCATGCGATTGTACGGCACATCGATCGCCAGCAACCCGGGCGCCTGTCGGTGATCGTCGAGCCCGATCCGGTGTGGAGAGAAGCAACGCACCGTCAGACGATGCTGAACTGCGCGCGAATACTCGGAGCGAGCCACATCGTGCTGGTTGACGCCGACGAAGTGCTCACGCAAAACCTTGTGGCGCCCATCCGGGCGATCATCACCCAGACTCGGCCGGACGCAATCCTTCAGTTGCCGTGGGTTTGTCTTGCCCGATCACTCAGGCAGTACTACGCGGCCGGGCCGTGGTTTAACAACTGGGTCACCACAGCGTTTCAGGATTCGCCGGAGTCGTGCTGGCAAGCTCCGAACGGGTACGATTTCCACCACCGTCACCCGTTCGGACGTCCGGCTCGGTTTCATCGCCCGATAACGCAATCCGCGGACTCTTCGCACGGCGGCGGGCTCATGCACCTACAGTTCTTGTCGGAACGTCGGTTACGGGCGAAACAGGCGCTCTACAAGCTCACTGAGCGGTTGCGATGGCCCGACCGCATCTCGCTCGACAAACTGAACGAGATGTACAATTTCGCGGTATACGGGTCTGATTTATCGAGAAATCCGGTTGCGGAGTGCCACTCTACATGGTGGGGCGATGCATACATGGAAGCGGAAGTTGAGCGATCCATCGATATCAATGCGGCTCCGTGGCAAGAGGCTGAGTGTCGCCGATTAGTTCGCGAATACCCTCATTTGCGTGAGGGGCTTGACTTGTTCGGAGTGGTGTAAACTCGTGTTGTACGAACAAAGAGCAAATGATGATCGAAGCTTCCGGAAGCTCTCAATTTGTTACGAAAGACGATTTCAGGGAGTATAAAGAATCGTCCATTTCCGCACGCCGAGAAACAGACGAGCGCGTCGGCGAACTGGCCGGATCTGTGGGCGAATTGAGAGTTTCAGTCTCTCGTGTCTCAGACTATAATCGGAGGCATGACGAACTGGAGTCGCGTGTGAGAGTACTGGAACGAGATGCGTCCGGGCTCGCTTCGGAAATCAGGACAGAACTTCGGGTATGGGGCGCGGTGCTGTGCATTGCGTTGCCGATCTTGCTTCACTTCTGGAAATAATCTCTGCCGGCTGTAGACTTGAGACATGGATCTCTTGCGCTACTTCCGACGCTCCAAGGCTCCGGCCGCAACTCCCACCACTTCCGATCCCCGCGATTCAGCGTTGCGCGCTCTCTCCGCTCTGGTCGCCGAATCCCAGGCTCGCGATAACTCTCGGGTAGCCGATCTTGCCGAACGCCTGAGCGAATACGAAGAGGCTCAGCAAATGGCGGGCGCCGGGCCGTGGCTGGCGAATTCCGGCGAGCGCACGAAAGACGCACGCCGGGCGCTTCGGGAGGCGAACCCCATCAGCGCCCAAGGCGCGTTCGGCGATATCGAGCTTGCGCTTCAGAATGTCGAATGGCGGCGAGAAGTCAACCTGTCCTGGACGGAGTTCAGCCGATGGGGAATCCAGCAAATCATCCTGATTTCGAGGCTTTACTACATCAAGAACCCCATTCTCCGGCGACTCATTGATGTGTGCGCGGCGTACGTCTTTGCGCGCGGAGTCGAGGTGTCGAGCACGGACAAAGCCGCGAATGAGGTGCTCGATGAGTTTTTCGAGCGCAACAAAGAAGTGCTCGGGCGCAACGCTCTGATCAAAGCGGAGAGGGCGAAAGACACAGACGGCAACCTGTTCTTTGCGTTGTTCGCCGATAGGTTCAGTAAAGGCAAAGTGACGGCCCGAATGCTGGACGCTACGGAAATTCAGGAAATCGTCGCAGATCCAAACGACTCCGCTGTGCCGTGGTATTACCGGCGCGTCTGGACGCAGAGGATCTTTAATCCGTCCACGGGCGCAACGAAACTCGAAACCACCGAAGCATGGTATCCGGCGCTTGACTACGATCCAGACGAGCAGCCGGAAACCATCGGAACTCGCCCGGTGCTGTGGGATTGCCGAGTGCTCCACCGTAAATGCGGGACGGTGGGTCAGTGGCAATTTGGTTGTCCGCGGGTATATCCGGCGCTAGACTGGGCAAAGGCCGCGCGCCGCTATCTGGAAGCCTGCGCAACGCTCGCCGCGTCGCTGGCCCAGTTCAGCCTGACTCTCACCACGAAGGGCGGCCAGGCCGCGCTGGAGGGCATAAAGCAACAACTTCAGACGACGGTCAGCGCAACACCCGGCAACTCGCTGTGGGATACGAACCCCACGGCCGTGAATGCATCGATCTTCGCTTCCGGGCCGGGCTCGAAACTCGAAGCGTTCAAGACTTCCGGCGCCGGGCTCGATCCTGAGAAGGTTCGAGACTACAAGCTCATGTGCACGATGGTGAAGGGCGTTCCTGAGACGTTCCTTGGTGACACGAAGACGGGAAACCTTGCAACCGCGGCGAGTCTCGACAGGCCAACGGAAACGGTGTTTCTCGAAGCGCAAGAGGAATGGGTTGAAGATCTGACGACGATTTCTCAATACGTGCTGAAAACGAGCGCGGGCGCGCCATCAGGCAAGCTTCGCGAGTCGCTTGAGAATCCAGCCGCGGTTGCGATCGTCGGCGCGCGCCGGGTGCTCGGGAAAGACGGCCGCTTTCGTTATACGGAGGCCAGCACGGGCGCGACACCTGGAAAGATCGAGATCAAGGTGACCTTCCCGTCGATTCGTGAGGGCGATGTGCCGGCGCAAATCGCATCAGTCTGCGACGCGATGACGCTCCAAAACCGTGGCGGTCAGGTCGTCGGTATCGATGAGAAAGAGGGCGTGCGGAAGCTCGGGGAGCTTGTAGGGCTCGATAACAACGATGAGATCGTGGAGGCGATGTATCCAGAAAGCGAATACGTTGCGGACCGATCCAAAGTTCCGCTCGATGCTCCTATCGGCAAAGCGTTGCCGCCGGCCGGTGGTGAACCTCAATTTCAGGCCGGGCAACCGCAGCAGGGGATCCCCCAAGACAAGCCCGTCGCAACGTCAACGGAAGCGGCGCGCCGAATGGTGGAGGCCGCGCGCGAGCTGCGGCAAGCGGTGGCGAGCCTATCATGAAAGATGAGTTGACCGCACTGGCCGAGTCACTGGACTCGAAGGCCCGGGCGAAGATCGTTGATCCGGTGATTGCGGCGATAACCGCGCTACTCGCCCGGCGCTTCCGGAAACAGGCCGGACTCGTGGCAGCCGGCATGTCGATCTCTCACGGCCAGGACCTGAAGACGGCCGCTCGGCTTGACGCGCTGCTCGAACAAGCCGAAGACGGCGGCGCCGGGCTGGTAGCCGATGAATTGGGGCTCTCCGACTTGGAGGCTCCGGACCTGACCCGGCAGGGCACCGACATCCTTGCTGACCTGGACCGCACGTCCGCGCGTGAGGTGCGCTCGATCATCAAAGATGGGACTTTGAAGGGTCTCAGCCGCGAAGAGATTCAGGCCCAGATCGAGGCCGCGTTCAACGGGTGGGCTGATGCCAGGGCGAACGCCAGCGCGGTGCATGAGGCGTCTACGGCGCTCCACGATGGGATGCTGGCGGCGGCGCGTGCGAGCGGTGAAACGCTCGTCAAAGAGTGGCTGACCGATTCCGATCCGTGCCCCACGTGCGAGGATAACGCGGGTGAGCAGATCGGGCTCGATGAGCCGTTTGCTTCCGGTGAGATGGCTCCGCCGCAGCACCTTAATTGCCGGTGTTCTATGCGGGTTTTTGCGGCGTCCGAGGCCTCCGAAGAGTAGCGGATCCAATATCGCTGGAAACGTCGGCGGAGTATCGCCAATTCCGGCGTGGGTGTCAATCGTAGTACTTTAGTTCCATTTACAGCCAATAGGGAATCAGGCTATGCTCTCCCGTGTGGAGGCATAGCCCATGTCTGTTGTAGCTGGAGTGATCGCGTTCGGTTTCTTGTGGCTCGTTTTGTCGGCGTGCTTGCGGTCGCCGAAGTCAGGCCGTAAGCCGATGGACCTGGAACGGCTGGAAAGGACGGGAAACCTGTGGCTGTAGGCATATCGAAGGTTCGGGCTCAGGTGTGCGTGGAAGCACTTGCGGCGCTTCGCAGTATCGCGCGGAACTCGAAAGACGCCTGGGCGCGCCGGGCGGCCGAAGCATCGGTATACCGGTGCGGCCGGCTGTTACAGGAGTTCTCTGATTCTCTCCCGGTTCCGTTGGCGTCGGAGCCGGTAGAGGCGGAGATCCCGTGCGGTGAGTGCGGGGCATCGCTTACGGGGTGCGCTTGTGGCTGAAGCTAGACAGAAACTCAGCGCCGAGTTGGCCAAGGCCGCGGCTGTATCTCCGTTAATCCATATCGAGCCTGACGATTGTTGCCGCTTAAGACTTCGGCGAGCGTTGCCGAAGCTTGGCTCAGCAACCATCTGGGAGTGTCCGTGGTGCTTTTGTGAGTGGAAACGCCGCGATTCCGATGGCGTTATCGGATGGTATCCGGTGGTGTGGGCGGGGCGGTTACCGGGTTGAGGACACGAATTCCGGACGCTTCGTCTCAGCGATCCAGGCGGCTACGCTCCCGACCGTGACTTGCCCCATGGGATGCTGTTTCGAGATCTCTTCCAGCAACTTCGCTCTCATCGCATCCGCTCCACGCAGGTAGGCTGAGTGCTCCACCATTCCGCTCTTTGTCTCTTCGTACTCCCGCTTGTACTTCGCGCGGCAGCTTTTGCACCATAGCGGATATCCCGTGGTGTCGAGATTGTCTCCGCACTTTCCGCATTTCAGTTCAGCCATACGTTCAATTTACTCTATTTTCCGACTCCAGATTTGGAGCCGTGCTCACTCGCTTGTATTCTGTGAGCGATGGCACAGCACATAACGGCTGCTTACCTTTCGGTCGCGCTCCGACTCCAGGAAGCGGCCGGCGCTGACACTCTTTCCTCAAACGACATTCGCGCTCGGCTCGCTGATGCGATCCAGGATGCGCACCGCGGTACCGGGAAATGGGGCTACTACGTAGACCATTTCGGCGACGCTGAATCGGGAGACGTGATTTATTCCTGCGACGGCGACACGATGTCGGCGCCCTACTCAATCACCAGCGCGGGCGGCGCTTCGAAGTGCATTATCGACATGGAGTCGGCGACGGATGTTGTTCCCAGGACCATTTACGAACCAGAGGCTGACGAAGACGAGCATTACGCCGCGATGGAAGAGAGCTTCCAGCGCAACGGGCTCTATACCGGGTTGCCGTTGTATGAGCGGTTCATCTCCAAGTCCGAACGTGAAAAGGCCGATGCTTCCGACTTCGCCGGTAAAGGCAAATCGTTTCCGATCTTGAAGCCGGAAGACGTCCAGGCCGCGGCGCATGCTCTTGGCCGCGCCGGCGACAAAAACATGGGGCCGTCCGGGATCAAGGCCCGAATCATCGGCATCGCGAAGCGCAAGGGTTGGGAGAAATACCTGCCGAAAGCATGGCAGGGCTCCGGTACCGATACGTCAGAAGCAGCGAGTGGAGCAGCTTCTGGCGAATTGTCGCTCACGGAGTCGGCGGCAACGGTGGATATCATCCGCCTGCAAGAGGCTCGCTCCGACTACGAGATCAAGCTCATTGCTCCGGGCAAAGGCTCGAGCGCGTACTACACGCCGGAGGTGTTGCGGCGCGATGGGCCGAGTGTGTTTGCGGCCGGCACGCACGTGTATCTCAACCATCCGACGGCGGCCGAAGAGTCAGCCAGGCCGGAGGGCGATATCCGCAACTTGGCGGGTGTCTTGACCACGGCGGCTGAATATCGCGAGTCGCATCCAAAGGGCGAAGGCTTGTACGCGCGCATGAAAGTTTTTGCCGATCACGCCCAAACGGTCGAAGAGAAAGCGCCCCATGTGGGGATGTCGATCAGGGCAAGCGGAATCGCCGAATCCGGCAAGATGCGCGACGGTGTGCCGGTGCTCAAAGCGCTGACTCATGCGGAGAGCGTTGACGTGGTTACCCGCGCTGGAGCGGGCGGGATGATTCTCACGGAGTCGGCGCGCGCCGGGTCCGCAAGTTTAAAGGAGGCCGATGAAATGACGGCTGAAGAAGCAAAGAAGCTCATCGATACGGCGGTGGCGGAAGCTACCCGTCCGTTGCGTGAGCGCGCAATCCAGGGCGATGCCCGGGCGGAAGCGGCTCGACTGCTGGAGTCGGCTACCTTGCCCCACGTCGCCAAACAGCGGATCATCGAGCGGGCGGTTGTTACGCTTCCGCGCGATGCCGCGGGTGAACTCGACACGGCAAAATTCCGTGAGGCCGTGGTCGCCGAAGCGAAAGCCGAAGGCGAATATCTCGCCCAGGTGACGGGCTCAGGCCGGGTGTTCGGCATGGGCGCCGGGGCGCCTATCGCCATCGACGCCAAAGAAGCGGAACGCCAAGCCGCGGCCGACAGGGCTAGCGAGGCCGATGCAGTGAGCATCTTCGAGTCTCTCGGGATGCCGAAAGACGCGGCGCAACTCGCCGCGAAAGGACGTGCGGCATGATCAATCAGGTATACAACGGCACGCCGACATCTCGGCGATTCTCCGCGTGTCCCACAACGGTAAAGGCCGGCGACGCCGTGTTGCTCGGCTCGATTCCGGCCGTCGCGCTCGACAGCTACCAGAGCATCGAGGGTGGCACGACGTTTCTTCTCGGCGGCACTTTCGCTTTAACCGTCATCGGTCAGACGGCGGAATCTCCGGCCGTCAACGCGGCGATCAAGCCCGGCGCGAAACTGTACGCCACAGGCACGCTTGACTCGGCAACGAACGTAACGACTGGGTTGACGATCGACGCGAACTCCGGCAATACGTTTTTCGGTTATCTGGACCCGTCCTATGTCACGGTGGGATCCGGCTCAACCGACACGAACGCGCAGGTACTTCTCGGCGGAGGTGGAATGTAATGCTCGAACTCACTCAGAAGGGCACTTACGAGCTTGGCTCGGGCATCACGAATCAGCCCGATATGGCAGGGTTTGCGGCGGCGCGTCGCAATGCATCGGCGGCTCACGCGCGCCGAGTGATGGAAGCGGCTCGCCTGTACGCGGATGCGCTGTCCGGGCGTATTGAGCCGTTCTTTCTCCAGCAGGCTATTCGTCCGACAAACGAAGTCGCCGTTCGGCACCTGATGGAACGCTACCCGGCGATCTATGCTGGAGACCGCAACCTGCTGGGATTGCGCGAAACGATGTCGCTCACGGACTACCAGTCCCTGTATGTTGACGTCCTGGACCGCATGTACTACGGCTACTACAACGCCTACCCCATCGTGAACAAGGGGCTCGTGAAGACGCATACGCTTCGCGATTTCCGCGTTGTGTCCCGGTATCTGCTCGATGGCGTGGTGACTCCGTTCCTGCCGGCCGGAGCCGCGAACTCGTCTTCGACAATCGGCGGCGATGCCGCGGCGCCCGCGCAGCAACGCGCATTGCTCGGCCCGGTTCCGCAAGACGGCGCGACTCAGCCGAACACGAACACGGCTCCGCTCCAGTACCAACCGTTGCTATATGAAGCCAAGACGGCGGTCAACTGGCGGGCATTCGTCAACGATGACCTGGGGATCTTTCAGGACCTCGCTAATCGGCTGGCGATCGCGGGAAATCGCGGTGTCTCAAAGTTCATCACGAAGTTTTTCTTCGACGCGAATGGCCCGAACGCCAGTTTGTACAAAGCTGGCTACGGCAACCTCATCACCCAGGCCTACGGCGCCGGCAGTAATAACCCGGTGCTCGGAGTTCAGGGTCTCAGCGATGGGCTGAAAATCCTTGCGGGCATGAAGGACTCCACGGGTGACCCGATTCTCATCACCGGGCGCATCAAGCTCGTGTATCCGCCCGCGCTTCACGTGACGGCGAACAACTTGATGAATCAGCTTTCCGTCTACCTCTCGAATGAGGGCGGCGGCCAGGCAGGTTCGACGGGTTTCCCGGCGCAGTTCCTCCAGGTCAACAACTGGCTGATTCAGAACATGGATCTGGTCATGGATCCGTATATCCCGATTGTCGTGACCAACGGCGCGCGGGGTAACACGTCCTGGGCGCTCGTAGTAGATCCCAATACCCAGAATCGGCCGTGCGTCGAAATGGGGACGCTCAACGGCTACGATACTCCGCAGATCTTCTCGAAGGTCCCCAACACTCAGCGCGTGGGCGGCGGAATCGATGCCATGCTGGGCGACTTCTACTCGATGGATCAGGAGTTGAAGATCATCTCGGTTTTCGGCGGCACGCAGATCGACGGTCGCTCGACTGTGGCGTCGAACGGTACGGGCTCGTAGGGCTGCAGGAACGGGCCTTGTTTAGTCTCGGCGCGGGTGGCTGTTCCCGCGCCGAGTCTCTCCCGGGTGATTGACTTCCATGGCCTTCACTTATCAGTACGGCGCAAACCCTCCGATTGACTATCCGCGGTTGCTGATCGCGGATACCAAGGACGTTGGGCACGTGTTCGAAGACTCTGAGATCATGGCGGCAACCACAATCGTCACGTTGCAGTATCAGAGCGGCATGTACTTCGCCGGCCCGCAGGGCGCAAACTTGCCGACGACTCCGGTGAGTTACCTGCGGATCGCGGCGTGCTTGCTCGATTGCCTTGCGAGCAATTACGCGCGGTTGGCGAACGCGCTCCGGGTACTCGACATCACAATGAACGTCCAGGCGGCGGCCCAGGAGCTTCAGAAACAAGCGAAGTCTTACCGCGACACCGACGACAACGCGGGAGCATTCATGGTAATCGAGCAATGCAATAATGAGTGGTCTTTCAGTGATAGATGGTGGAAGTCGTGGCAGAGGTTCAGCGCCCAATGAACCAATCCGCCTTCCAGGATTTGAGCGCAGTCCTAGGAGCCGTAGAAGCGGCCGGGCTGTTCTCGTCATTGTGCTCAGTGTATGAGTTCCCAGACCCGGAGACGACAGGAGTTAGCGCCTGGGGGCAAGTCAACCTGACCGACGCTGTGCCGGTTACGGGGCTTCAGAACATACCGTGCATGAAAGCGCCGATGCCCGTTGGCGATCCATCGGCCAATAATGAGAAACGCGGCTCTGAGCTCATCGAGCAAACGAACGTGTTTCACGCTTTGCTGGACGGGTTTTATCCGACCGTGGTTCAGCGGCAGTTAGCCGTCATTGATGGCGTTGCGCATTCGATATTGAACACGGAGTCAGATTCGCAGTCAATTATGACTCGTCTGGCAGTAAGGGTGTACGCGCTATGAGGCTTCTGTTTGAGGATGTTGGCGTGGTATCCGTCGTAAAGACGTGGCGCGAGTGCCGGATTGCGGATAGCGGCTGGCGCGGAGCATGGAACTGGTTTGTGCTGTGGTGGTATCGGTGAAACTCACCGCTCAATTTCGGGGCTACGATAAGCTTTCTCTTCGCGTGAAATATCTGCAACGCGCCGCGGCCTGGGGGCTCAAGGCTGGCGTTGGAGAAGCGGGCCTGTTGATGGAGACGTCGGCAAAGGGTTACGTCCCAGTGCTTACGGGCAAACTGCGGGACTCCATCCACACGGAGAGCGTTGAGGACACCGAAGAGGTTCAGCGGGTCAAGGTTACCCCTATCACTGAGGCCGATAACAAGTACGGGTTCGAGCCCGCGTACCCGCGACGCATCGAGCTGGGTTTCTTCGGTCCTGACTCTCTCGGCCGGGTATACCATCAGGCGCCACAACCGTACATGCGGCCGGCCTTCGATGAGAATCAGGTGGAGGCCCGGGTTCGGATCAAAGACTCGATCCTGATGGAGTTACAGGCTGCCACAAACACGGCGGCGGGCGCCAGCAACCGAAGGAAAGCAGCGTGAGCGCCGGCCTGGAATTGCAGCTCCGCGAGTTCATGATCGCGAACCCAGGGGTGAGCGCGTACCTGGGGCAGCGGTGGTATTTTATCCAGCTACCCCAGGCGAACAAGACCTACCCGGCCGCGACCGTCCAGAGAATCTCAACGATCCCGGACGGCACGAACATGAGGCAGGATTACCGTTGGCAGAAGTCTGGATGGTGCCGGCTTCAGATCACGGTATTTGTTGGGGGCGCCGATAGCGCCCAGGTGGCGGAGGATGTTTCGCTCGCGCTTCAGGATGCGATGCGGACATTCAACCCGGCCGTTGAGTCAGTATCGCCCCAGGTGAGCTATCAGGGGCCGAATTTCCGCCTGAACCGTCGACTGATGTTTCAGGCTCAGACAGAACAGCCGATCTTGATGGATATTCAGGATTGGCGGGTGTGGTACAGAGACAGCGATTAAGGAGACGACATTGAGCAATACGATTGAAATTCCGACCCTCTTAGCGTTGCCGTCAATTGGGTCACAGCTATGGTACGGGGATGGAACGTCCCCCGAAAACTGGACTCTCATAACGAACGCGGCGCAATACAAAGGCCTGAGCCTGGGCGCAAAAATGGAAGACGTCACGAACAACAACACGAACAATCCGTGGCGCCGCAAGATTCCTACGTTGCTGGATGCTGGCGACATGGCCTTTGACCTGTATTTCATCCCGAACGACGCCGGGCACAAGGCCATCGTTGCGCTGTTCACGAACCGTGGATTGCCGACGGCGCCGGGCGTTCCGATTCAGTTCAAGCTGGTTTTCTCGGACGTGGGTCAGACCACTTGGTACTTCGACGGGTTCATCTCGAAACTGGACCTGTCCGGCGTGATTGATTCGGTGTGGAAATTCTCAGCCATGATCACGGCCGAGGGCGAACCCACCTTCCCGGCGTAGTTCTCGACATATTGTTGCAACGTCCTAGCTGATACGGGCGCCCAATCAAGGGCGCCCGTTTTGCGTTTATGCTGGATTCATGGATCTTGTAAACTACCCGTCCGTTGAACTCGGCGGCAAGACGTTCACCCTGAAGTACCGCTACAAGGACATGAAGCTCCTTGCGGATGAACATAAGATAGACCTGTTCGAGGTTCCAGCATTTTCAGAAAAGATCGATGAGAAGTTCGTTCCGTTGCGCGGGCTCGCGCTTATGGATCGAGTCATCAAGCTTTTGGCGTACGGCGCTCAGATCAGCGTCGAAGAGGCGGCCGAAGTCATCACGGTTCGGGACATGCCGGACGCGATCAATGCGATTCGGCAAGCAGTGGTAAAAGCTTCGCCCCAGGCGACGGCGACGGAGAAAGCAGCTCCGGGGTTACCGTCACAAATCCAGTAGATCCAGACCAACGGTGGTTGGATCTTTGGTCATCGGGACGAGTAGACCTGGGGCTGACCGATGAACAATTCTGGAGCCTGACAGTGAGAGAGCACAAGGCGCTCGTGAGCCGCTTGCGATTGAGAGAACGAAACCAAGATCGGCGCTTCGCTCTGATCGCGGCGGTAACGGCAAACTGCCATCGCGACCCAGCGAAAAGACCTGAGCCGTTCACGGAAGCGGACTTCATGCCGGGCACTCAACAGAAGTCGAAAGTATTGACCTTCCCGTCCGTCGAAGACCAAATCGAAATGGCGAAACGGGATACTGAAATCCTGAAACAAATCAGGCGAAGGGGATAAGCATGGCATCCGGGAACAACAGCGGAACTGGCGATCTTGACATTCTCATTGGTGGAGACATTTCACCACTCGACGATGCACTTTCGGGTATCAGCGAAAGCGCCCAGGCCGCGGCCAGCGCGGTCAATGCCGCGCTCGGATCCACCGATGGGGCCGACGCTCTTACCACGAGCGCCACGGCCGCGGCGGGCGCGATTTCGGGCATTGCGCCCGCCGCTCAGGCGGCCGGATCAGCGGTCGCCGGTGTGGACACGGCGATTACGACCACCACGGGCGACACGGAAGGGCTCACGGCCGCAATCTCAAGTCTAGGCCAGCGCCTGGACGCGATCAATAACCAACTGACCACGGCGAACTCTTCACTCGCTGACATCGCGGATAGCGAGCAGCGAGTAGCGGAATCATCGCAGGAATCGGCCGGCGCGCTCGAGAAGGTTTCCGGCGCGCTCGAGACAGTCAAAAGTGTAGCGGAAGCGCTCGCCGCGGTTGCGCTTGCTGAGACGTTGCGGGAATTTGCGACGGCCGCTATCGAAGCTTACGGTGAGGCTCAACGCGTCGAGACGTCACTCCGGTTGATGAGTGGTTCCGCCGAATCGGCGTCCGAAATCATGGAACATCTCGACGAGATGTCCACGAAGCTAGGCATACCGCTGGCGAACCTGGAAGCGGCGGCGCAACGCGCGTCAACGGTGCTTGGAACTGGCGACGGGCTTACGGCCGCGCTCAACGCCGCGGCGAATGCCAGCGCCGCTACAGGCGGCTCATTTGACAGCGTAGTAAACGCGCTGGACCGCATCCAAACCACGGGCGCGGTTACCGGCCGACAGTTGATGGCGCTTGGGCTTCAGTGGCAAGACCTTGCTACGACGATGGGCGTTTCGATCGATGAGGCTCAGGCGCGGTTGAAGCGAGGCGGTCAGGATGCGGTACAGGATGTCCAGGCTGTTGTGGACGCGATCGAGCAAAAGTATGGCGACGCCGCGGCCCAACAGGCGCAAGGAATTCTGTCTCAGATTCAGCAACTGAAAAACGCCGCAACGCTGGTGATGCAACAAATCGGCGAAGCGATCGCGCCGGCCGTCACCAGTATCGTCACAGCGCTCAAGACAACGGTGATTCCGGCAATTCAGGCGGCCGTGGATGCGTTCAAGGCGCTCCCCCCGGGGATTCAGGATGTAATCGTTATTGGCGGAGCGCTGGCGACCGCGCTTGTGCCGGTTGCGGCCGGGCTCGCCACGTTGGGCTTTGCGATTTCAGGCGTAGAGACATTGCTTGGCGCTCTCGGCGTATCGTTTGGTCAGACGGCAGTTGCGGCCGGCACGTTTGCTGCGGCCGAAACAGCGGCGACGGCAGCGACGGAAGGTCTGGGCGCCGCAGCGGGAACCGTGGGAACCGGGCTGCTGAGCGGTATCGGGGCTGCTATCGCGAGCATCGCGGCGGTGGCGTTACCGTCTCTCGGGGCCGCAGTGCTGGCGACCCGGGATCAGCTGGACGCGTTGAAAGCATCGGCGGCGAATTTCGACGCCACGCTGAAGGGAGCCACAAATACAGCGATCAACCATACGGCCGCACTGAAGGACATGGAATCCGGCGTCAAAGCGGCGATGGCTGCGTATAACTCCGGGATCACGATCATTGGTCAGTACTCCGGAGCAACGAAGGATTTCGTCGAGAAGCAACAGGCGCTAGTTCAGGCCGAGAAAGATGCGAAGCAAACGCTTCTCGATGTGACGGCGGCGCATAACGCCGGGCTCGCTCCGTTGTCTCTGGTGACAGCGGCGACGATAGCTCTCCAGAAAGCGCACGAAGCGGCGAACCCGGCGATCAAGGCGACAACGCTTTCGTTTGCAGACTTAGCGGCAAATGCGGTAATCACTCAACAGAACGTCGAAGAGTCGCGTAAGACCTTCCTCCAGACTGAAGCGGCGTTCATCTCCGGGTTTTCATCTCTTGCGGCTTATGATGCGGCCTGGAATCAGTACTCGAAGGATGCAAAAGCGGCCGGTGTTGTCGCTACCGATGTCACTCACGCGATCATCTCGCAAACGCAGTCAGCCAATGAGTCAATCCAGAAATTGACAGGGTTGATTGATACCTTCGAAACGCTCGATAACATCGAGAACAAGAATCTCCAGCAAAGCGTTGCGACGTCGGCGTCATGGAAAGCGGCGCAAGAGCAAGCCAGCAAGTTAGGGCTGACGTTGGTTGATGCTGGCGACCATTTGCAGGTTGACTTCACCGACAAGGCGACGAAGGCCGGAACTACAACGGACGCGTTGCGCAAGTACATCGAGAGCCTGTACGGACAGACGGATGCCTATACCGTTCTCGTGAACGGCAAGGTCATGCCCGTACTTCAAAGCCTGTCTGATGGGCTCGCCAAGAACATCATTCAGGCCGGCGGCTTTTCGTCGGCGATGGAAAATGTCACCGACAAGGCGGGCAAGGCGGCCGGACAAATCGAAGTGCTTCGCGGGAGCACTGAAGCATATCAGACGGCCAGCGACGCGGCATCGGCGTCGATCATGACGGCTACAGGGAAAGTTGAGAGCCAGGCCGAAGCGGTCAAAGCGGTGAACGACGCATGGCTCGCCGCGGCGAAAGCTCAGGGCTCCTACCTCGAAGTGACGAACGCGGGCGCTGGCGAGATCGATGATGAGACGGGCGCGATTCAAACTCAAACCGAGTCAATCGGCGGCCAGATCAATGCTGTCAATGAACTCGCTCGGGCCTGGGATCTGGAGCTGGCGGCAAGCGAATCAGCCGCGGCCGGCCCGTCGAAGTCATCGAGCGCGAAAGGCGCCGGTGGAGTATCAGTGTCGCAACAAAACGTGCTCAGCATGTACGCGATGGCGGGCGCGACTGGTGGTCAGCTTGACGCGCTCGCTCAGGCGATGGGGCTGGTTGTGGTGGGTCAGAATCAGTACGCGACTCAGGACTACATCAACAGCCTGAAGCAACCCGGGGGGAACCCGAACGGCACCACGATCAGTAGTGGAGTCACGATCCAGAAGGGGTATTTCACTCCGACAACTGGGTCTACAAGCTCCTCGAGCACGAGCACGGCGACGGCGGCGACTCCGGTCAGCACGAGCACGGCGACGGCAACCACGGCGGCGGCCGGCGCGACCAATGCTGCGCTCTCTTCGCTGGTGGCCACAGAGCAGCAGTACCAGCAGACCTTAAGCGACACCATAGCGGCATACCAGACCGGAAACGAGACGCTCGCCGACGTCCAGGCCGCGCTGGCGAACTATCAGGCCGCGATGGATCAGGTCCAGGCCGCGGTGGATGAAACTGCGGCGACAACGCAATCGTTATCTCAGGCGACGGGATCCCAGACCACCGCGGCCGATACGCTGGCGACGACTACGGCGGCGACGGCGGCAACCGTCACTGAGGCGGCCATGAGCATCGGCGACGCGCTCACAGGTACGGCCCAGGCTGCTACAGCCGCGGCGGCGGCAGTCAACACCACCACGGCGGCGCTCGCTGGAATGACGATGGAAGGATCGTTTGGTAGTGGAACCACGGCGACGGCGATGGCTCCGGATGTCGCCACGTCCGTAACAGCCGGGCTCGCCACGGGGCCGGCTTCGACGTATGGGCTTGTTCCGGCCAGTGGTCAGGTGATGTCTGGTCTGACTTCGGTGGTAGGATCGGATCTTTCGGCCAGCTCCCAGACGCCGACGGCCCAGGTGACCGTCAACGTGTCGGCGGGTACCGTTGTCGGAGCCAACGGGATGCAACAGCTTTCGCAGATGGTCGGAAATCAGATCGTGACTCAGCTTCGACAGGTGACGGGCCTTAAGATCCCCTAGCCGCTTTTGCGGGGGTTGACGCGGAAATATAAGCGCGGCAAAATAGATCCAACAGTAGACAAGCTCCTCTCAAGCTCCTAACTAGCGGGCCGTCTCTCCTCCGGGGCGGCCCGCTTCCTTTTTTCCAGTACAATCAAAAGCATGAAGCCGATACATGACGTGCTGGTCGCTTTCTCTGGCGACGAAACGGCGCTCATTGCGGAGAAACAGGCGCGCGATGCCAAAGTGGCGCAACTCCGGCAAGAGATGCTCCAGATTCACGGCTGTCTTGAAACGTGTTGGGCAAAGAAGTATGCGGCGGCGCGAGCTGCGGCTCCAGCGAACCTGAAACAGACGATCCTGAAAGTTGGGGGTAAGTAATGGCAAACCGATTCTACGACAAGGGAATCGAAGCGTTTCTCGAGGGCTCGATCGCCGCGCTCTCCGATACCATCAAGGCCGCGCTCGTCTCCTCGGCCAGTTACACGCCGAACTTTGCGACCGATCAATATCTCAACGTGATTCCGGGCGGCGCGATCATCGCGGCCGGAGTGGCGCTGACGTCGAAGACCGGATCGGCCGGCACGTTGTCGGCGGCTAACACGGTCTGGACTGCTGTTTCTGGATCGGCGGCGGCCTACATCTGCCTGTACAAAGACACGGGCACGTCCAGCACTTCTCCGTTGATCGGGTTGATAGACACGGCGACGGGCTTGCCGGTGACTCCGAATGGCGGAGATATCACTGCGGCCTGGGCGAGCGGACAGGTGTTCACGTTGTTCGAAGGGCTCAGCGAAGCGGATAAGCGGCGGGCGCCCGGGCTGGTGAAGCGGCTGCGAGAGTGGATCGCGGAACAACTCGGGGCGGCCCGCTCTCCAGGCGGTTTGTGGATCCCGGCTCCGGCGCTGTCGGAGAGGTGAACCATGTCGGTATTCGTTGACCAACTTGATCGCATCTCGACAACCCTGTCTGGATCGTATACGGCCGGCGGTTCGTCGCTGTCGCTCTCGAGCGCGACCGGGTTGCCGTCGGGGGCCTGTTTTTTCTTTCTGATCGTGCAAGCGGAGGGCTCGAATACCGAAGAGGTGTTTCTCGTCACGAACGTCTCAGGAACCACAGCCACGGTGACGGGCGCCCAAGCCAACACCAGCGCATCCAATCACGCATCCGGAGCTGTGGTAATCGCCTCCATTCTGGCCGCGAATGCGATGTATGGCCTAACTCCGGATCTGCTGTCTTTTGAGCATCGTCCATATGGCACTCCGACCAGTTTCAAAACGGAGGTGACGGCGTTCAACCATGGCGCGAGCGTTGACTTAGTGAACTACTCCGGAGGCCCGGGGTATATGTCGGATTTCTGGTTTAGCGTCACGCTGAACTACTCCGACCTGAACAACATCACCATGACGATCACGGCCGATGGAAACACGGTCTTCAGTGATCGCGCGTGCTTGTACTTCGCGGCGGAATATCAGTACAACACGACAGTCTTCGCGTCGCGCTTTATAGGGGCGAGCAACAATAACTCGAACAACGTCGGCTATTACAACTTCCTGCCTGTTCCGTTTTCGTCCAGCCTTAAAATCACGATCACGAATAACTCGGGATCTCAGAACGGCTTCTGCTGGTCCACGTTGACGCTACAGTTAGGAGTGCCGAATAGAAGCCCACGCACTCGGCGAATGATTTGTTCAAGCGGGCTACTGACTAATCAGACGGTCGATACAGTCATAACCCTTGTCAATGCAACTGGGCTCAACCCGGGTCGGCTCGCTGGCATTTCGATGTCGCTCGACTCGTATCCAAACGGAGCGAATCCGCCGACAGCTCCGCTCGAGGGGAATTTCAAGTTCTATCTCGATGGCTCCGGTTCTCCAAGCATCGAGACGTCGGGAACAGAGGACTATCCCCACATGGCGAACTACTTCCAGGGATACAATGCTCCAACGGTTCCCGATTATCTAGGGTTGACGTTCAAAACTTCTGAAACCTGGAACTTCTATCGCTTTCACATTCCGGACCCGATCTGTTTTCAGAACGCGCTCAAGGTCACATGGAATTGCGGCGACTCCGGCGAAGTCAATTTCACTGGCGGCGTGCGCGTTGCTTTCTGCCTCTGGTACTACACTGAGTAGCTCGTCATGAGCCAAACATCGCAAGTCGGAATAGCCCAGGTCGGGGCGGCGCAAGTAGGACAGCGCGGCGTTGTCAGTGGCGCTCAGACGATCTCGGGAGCCACTATCCCGACAATGGCTTCGTGGCCCACGCCAATTATCGAAGGCGCGCCGCAGACCGTCCACCCATCGATTCTCGGCCCTAACCGGAACTGGATCAACCCGACTGTCTCCGGACCTATCTCGCCTTCGCCTATCCCATCGCATCAAGCGTGGCCAGTTGCTGACAAGGTGACCGTATCGCAAACGGTGTCTCTCGCAACGATCCAAAGCCAGCAGTCATGGCCCACAACTGATCGAGTCGCGCACGTTCAGTTGATTCACGGGACCTGTACTATTCCCAGCCAGTCCGCATGGCCGTCTCCGACGATCACCGGCGGCCCGAAGTACCTCGCGGTATATGGTGGGATTCCGCCGCGCCGAAGCTGGCCACAGACGTCAAAGGTGACCGGCGGAACGCTGACAAAGGGAGTAACTGCTTACCTGGGTGGAGTTGACATTTCCATCTATCTGGCTGCCACCGATTCGGCGTGCTCGCTTCAAAGCCAGACTCTCGGACGGTGGAAATTCACGGCTGATCTGGTAGCCGAAGACGGACTGTTGACGCTCAATCCGCAGTTGGGCCAGACCATCGTTATCTATGATCACGGGTATAGGGTGTTCATGGGCTGCCTGACTGAAGTCATTTGTGACCGCTACTTGATGACTCGGGATGCGATCGTCTGGCACTTGACCGCAACAGATAAAAGCGGTATTTGCGATCATCGCATTGTCACTGGAACGACCTATCCGGCCGGCTCCGATGTGATCGGAACAATCAACGCAATTTGCGCGAACTATCTCAACGGCGAAGGAATCCTATTGAACGCGATTCCGCCTGTTGGGACGTATGGCGCGTTGTCGTCTGATTTGGTGTGCAATTTTATAACGGTCACGAGCGCGTTTGACTCCATCGCAAGCGACGCAGGGCTCGTGTGGTGGATTGACTTCTACGGCGTTCTGCATTGGTCTCCATTTGACCAACTTGCGCCGGCTCCGTTTCAAATCACGGAGGATTCGCTCAACTGGCGCAACGCGCAAGGCAAGCACGGCATCACGGTCACGCGCACCACGACGGACTACTACAACAAACTGTACGCCGTCTCCAACCTGAACGTGGTACCGGGCTCAGGATCTGGTGGAACTCCGCCGACAACAGGCGCGGGTAATGTCGAGACATTCAACTGGACGCCGGGCCAGCCGGGCATCCGAACGAATACCGACTCATCGGGCACGGTATACGCGACGGGCATCATTTGCTCGACGGCTATTTCCTCCATCGCGAGCCTGACCGTCAACGGCGTAGCTCAGACTTGCGTGGACTTTGGCGCGTACGCGGGGCAGTCTCCGGCGCCGCCCGATTACCTGTGGTTTTTCACTGGCCCGGCGACAGGCGTTCCCGGGCCGGGCGCATCACCCGCGGCGCTTCCGCCGACGGGCTCAACCATTGTCATTACCTACCAGCCGTACGTCTCGACATCCTCGAGCATCGCGCAATACGGCGACGCGCTGGCGCCCGTCAATCCGTCCAGCGGTCAACTCCTCGGGACGTGTGGCTCCGGCATTTATGAGGGCGTGGTGTCGGTGAAGGACATCTCATCTCAGGAGTACCTGAATGCGATCGCCGAAAGCGAGTTGAGCCGTATCGGTGGGGTGCCGACGATCATTGATTTCGAGACGGACTTTCCGGGGCTGGTGCCCGGGCAAGCGCTCAACGTGGATGTCCCATTGTCGGGGGTGTCAAATCTGGCAACGCTCATCACGAGCGTATCGGGGATCTACGTTGCGCCGACGCTGAAAGATGGCGGCTCGTTCCGCTGGCAGGTGCAAAGTCGCTCCAACCTGGACCCCGGGAACTGGGTCAAATGGTATGAGCGGCTCATCTCGCGAACTCTGAACCCGTTGCCGATCCTTCAGTATGAGCAGGCTACCTTCGTGCTCGGAGCGGGCTCTACGCTCAGCAGTGGCGTCAACCTGACGAACCCTTATATCGTAGGGCGCACGGGGCAAGTCGTTACGCTGATGGCCGCGGCGGCAACTCCGCCAACAGGCCAGAGCTTGACTCTCCAGATTTCGATAAACGGATCGCCGAACACAACGCTCATGGTGACCATTCCGGCCGGCGCGACCAATCTTCAAGTGGTGAACATCCCGAAATCGGCGGGGCTCTATCTCTTCGCTCAGGATCTGCTGAATGTGACGGCGTTCTACAGCGGAGGCGGTACGAAGGCCACAGCGGTCACCGTGGCGCTTCGTTGGGCGATGTAGCAGCAGCGGAGGCGATCAGAGCTACCACGCGCGCGCGAGCTGCGGCGATCTGTTCTTGGGATTTCTGGCTGAGCACTTCGCGCGCGCGCTCAATCGCCTCTTGCGCCGAATGGCAATCAACGCCCAGGATCTCTGTCCCGGTTTCGATATCAGAGACTTTCCACGCCGTCTGATCCTCAGTTCGGTGAACTGCAAATTCCGGAGATTCCTTGAGCCTGTAGCCATTCGCAGCAATACAGGAGAAATCCTCCATGACAAGCTGGAGGCGGATACGTTGTCCAGTCATTCTGGTGCGCCTTTTAGCGATGTAATCCGGAACGCTCTCCAATTGCGCCCGGCGCGCCGCGCTTCTCTATCGGCGAAAGTCCCATCGGAAAACGTTTCAAAAATTCGTTCACCTGTTTGAACATTGCGCACTTCAAACCATGCATTCTTGGACGCGCACCATTTCGTTAAAAGCCTACGAAGTTTCCGTATTGCCGTCATGCCGTTGCTCCTTTCGAGTTGAGAGCATCCCGTACCGCGGCGTTCTGCGTCGCAAGGCGCTCCATTTGTTCCAAGTTGCGGATGGTCTTCGCCTGCGTTGCGCCAAGCTCACGGCTCGGCGTCACTTGGGCGAGATGCGCGGCCATCGCCCATTCCTGGGCTGTAGCGTGAGACATCTGTGCGGCCGTAATTCCGACCGAATGAAGGTAGGCGGCCAGTTTCGCCGCTTTCCGTTCTTGGGCTGAATTCTGGTAGGAATTGCTCATAGCTCATCTCCGCGTAGCAGGCGGGGCGAGTTGGCCATGCTGCTGATGTCGGATTCAAGTGTGGTCAGGCGGATCAGGTGATCCGCAATCACTTCCCGAACCAAACGGTCTTTCGTGTTGATCGCCTCCGCCACGATACGGCTCGCTTCCAGTAACGCCTCTTCTCTCGTCATCGCCCCACCTTTCCTACGGGCCAAAACTCGTTCGCTTTCAGTTGTGCGTTCAGTAGGCCCATTGGGGCCGCAGCGCGAACGAGAAAATCAACTCGATCCTTGGCGTCTCTTAAGGTGACATGCTCGTGGCGATCCTCGACAGTCCGGTTGCAAAGCAAGTAAGATACCCAGGTCCGTCCAGATCCGTTCACGCAGGCAAGGACCGGGAAGTCTATGTTCATGATCGTGCGCGTACCAACTTGTTGTTCGTATTTCATATCGGCCACGCATTGATACTACAGCAATACTACACGATTTGGAATGGTACGGAAGTACCGATTTTAGGGAAGGCGAAGAGTGAGGGGCTTGCCGCCTGGAGTTGCGGCGACCAGCAGGCCAGACCATGATCCGGAGTCGAGCAGGAACGGGGTATCGGGTAGCAGGCGAGCAACATCCGCCTCCGGGTTGGGGGTGTCTTTCTGCACTTGAGTGTGAACCGCGCCCCAGAGCGCGCACGCGATCCCGGCCGCGCTCGCTCCGATGGTGGCGATGTTCGCCTGGGCGGAGTGGCTTTTGACCCGCGAAAGCGCAAAGGCGGCGGCCGTCGGACAAAACCCGATTGTGACTCCGCCTACCATCGAGAGGCGCGCCGGGCGCGAGGTAGCAGCTTCGAGCCGCAGATCGGCTCCGGCCTGGGCCTGTAACAGGAACCGCGGCAGGGCTGGTTGCTCAGAAATGGCCGCGGCAATGATCTGGGCGCGCGCCAAGCGGGCGCCAGGCACGCCGGATATTTCCACGTCCCAGACGCGGCCGGCACCTGGGACCAACGCCACAACCGTCTGGGCGCGGGATGCCTGGAGCACCCCGAACCCGATGGTGATGAGAAGTAGGGCTCGCACGGGCCGGCCTTAGTTGCTATCTTCGGCGGCGATGACAGCCGCGGAGCGCGCATTCAGATCGGCGACGACGTTGCCGTACAGGGCGCGGGTGAACAGGGCGAGCACGGTGTCAGACGTCGATCCGATGGCCTTCGCGAGTGCGCCGGCCGCGTCGTTCGGTTGCAGCCGCAGATCCTGAATCGTGATTCCGACGATGGCCGAATTCACCTTGCCTCCAGCCAGCGCTTGGACATCCAAGTACAACATGAGCGGCATGTTGGCCGGCACCTTGTCGGCTTGCATTTCCGCCAATGAATAACGGGTGATCGAGCCATCGGGATTCATGCCTCCGGACGATGGCGGCAGAACGTACGTATCGACGACGGACACGAACGGGGCCAGCAGCGCGGCAAGGGCGGCGGCGGCGGCCAGAGTGGAATTCTCGAGCGGATTCTCGGCGCGACATCCGCTGTATTTCTTGGACACGTCTACGGTAAGCCTCATGCCTTCAGGATACCTAATATGCATAGTTTCCGCCTCCGCATTCATACGGCTGCGGAGTCAGGCTGGTCAACTTCTCAATCCAGATCTGAGTGGCGTACACCCGCGCCGTTTTCAGCGCGCGGATTCCCCATGAGCCATTTGTGATCGCGGCATCAATCCAGGTGGCGAAGGTGTCCGGATCTACCGCGGCGAGGCTTTGGTAGCTCAGATAGCCGGGCCAGGCTTCGCCGAAAACGTTCGGAACGGGGGTAACAAGGTGCCCCAGGTCGAGCGCGTGGATGCCGAATCGGCCTTGATAAAGCAGCGTGATGATTTCGTCTCCGGCTGGCGGCCGGCAGGTTGCGTTCACGGAAACGGCCATGACCTTCCCGAAGCACGGAGACGGCTCAAAAACCATCAACTGATCGGCGTTGCCTGTCCCCGCGCCGGGCGGATAGATGTAGGTGACATCACCGTCGGGGCCTTGCGTATGGTCACCGCTTTCGGTGTCATCTTCGCGTACCTGATACCAGCGGCGCGTCCCGGTTTTCGGCGTCCACACGGCGTTATCATCGGCTTGACTGCGGAGTGAGTTGATGCGCACTCGGCCGAGGAAATTATCGTATCCGTCTGTGTGCTGGCCATCCCAGATCACATAGTTATCGATCTGGAACACGGCCGAACCGAGGTACTGAATCCGCAGGTTGATGGTGTCGGGATATCCTCCGGGAATCGCGACTCGGCCGATAGCTGCGGAAACGCCGTTGATCCGCAGTTCAAAGGCTCCGCCGGCCGAAACGAGCGTGAACTCGATGGTGTACCACGTGTTCGACAACAACGCGATGCTCGATGTTGCGGCGACGTGGCCTTGATAGTCCAGCACGTTCATTTTGTTGTCGGCGCGCGTTTGGAGCGATACGATAATTTCGGCCGGGTGCGCTGAGTCCCAGCATTGCCACCAAATGATGTTCGGCGGAAGCGTCGGCGGCCCATCAAAATACCAATCGAGATGGAATCCCCACGTTGCCTGATAGTCGAATTGCGCGGCAAAGTTGACATCGCCGAAACCGGTATTGGTCAGGCCCAAGCAGTAGCCGGAACCATCGCGACCAACTGGCATCGGGCCACCCGCGCCGATGCTCTGAGCGAAAGCGTTCCACTGTAGCTTTGCTCCACCGAACGACACCACGTCAAAACCCGCCAACTTTCGCAACATGCCTCAATTATGAACCGAAAGTACTATTGGACATGCTGTAGTATTCGTGTAGTATAGAGCCATGGAAAGCACTTACGTAATCGCAGCAAACCCGGCCCGGCCGCATCATCTCAGCGCGACGGCGCCCGGAACATCTCAGATCTGTCTTGCATGGCCAACGGAAATCGTCGGCGCATACGGCCATGGCGACCGCAACGCGCTCGATGCCGCGCTCGATCAGTTCGTTGCCGATTCGGTCATTTCCGACTCGCCCGTGCTCCGCGTTGCCGGCGTCATCGCCGGGCGCAACCGCAAGCTCGTTCCTGTGGTTGTCGTTCGCCTCCAGGGAGGAGGCGCCCAGTGAAAACGGCAAAGAAAACCGCGCCCGCTGCGACGCCCGGGCCGTACCAGGTACGGCTTGATCCCGACATCAGGCGCGAATGGGCTCAGTGGTGCGCTGAGCGCGGACTGATTCAGGGCGTCGCCGTAAGTCGCGCTCTACAGGCGTTTATGGAACAAAACGCAAGCGGGATCGAGCCCGCGAAGGCGGCGCAATGAGAAAACCGCCCAAGATCCGGACCCGCTACCAGCGGATGCAGCTTGCCTGTTTGCTGGCAGAGACGCTCAAGACGCATCCTGACCCGCAGGTGCAATGCCGCGCGCTTGAGATCGAGTACGCTCTGGCGTCGCCGATGTCAACTTTGAATCACGTGATCGATCAGTTCCCCCGCGACATCGTTGCGTACGTCATGAAGACGCCCGATGCATCGTCGGGGCTGGTAGAGCACGTGCGCGCTATCAGGCGCGAGAAAGCGACGGCGACGGATATATGACCCACTGGAAGCGCGATGTCCCGTGTCCAGACGTGAGGCCGGGCGACGAGGAGACGGAAATACAAAGCCTGTATGATCTCAACATCCTGAAACTGAATTGCTCGACGTGTTCCAATGCGTTTTTATATGAGGCGAAAGCGGAGGGCGAACCACGGAGGATTCAGAAGGTGGATGGAAAATGATCAGGCGCCGCTTGAACCACATTGGGGCCTGGGTGCTCGCCGGGCTCATTTTTGCCGTGGAGCTTGCTGGCCTCGCGCGCGCCCAGACTTTGCCGTGCGTGCTGACGATCTCGCCCGGGATCGGCGGCGCGCCCGTGGTGGGATGCACTCCGCCGACGCCAGGCCCGGCCGGCAAAGACGGGGCCGCGGGGCCGCAAGGCCCGCAGGGTATTCCTGGGCCGGCGGGACCTGCGGGCGCGCCGGGCGCTTCTATGTCATCTATGTCAGCATCGGTAGCCGTTGGCGCTCCGTGGGTCACCCTTAGCGCAATGCTGGGACCGTTCAACTCGCTCCAGATTACGGCGCCAATGAACGTCACGGATTGGGAACCATGCGCGAACTTGCCGCCCGATGTTCTGGCCTTGCGGAGCAACTCCTACCAGAATCAGAAGTTTGATGGGATCTGGTGCGCTGCTCTCAAGAGGGCGGATGGTTCGATCGTCACGCTTTCCTCGCTCTCCGGCGCAGGCGCCGTGGGTCCGCAAGGCCCGATGGGGACACAAGGTCCGCCCGGGAAAGACGGCGCGCCGGGCGCGATAGGAGCACAAGGCCCGGCCGGCGCCCAAGGTCCCATCGGTGCAACGGGTCCGCAAGGTCCAGCAGGCCCGCAGGGGCCGGCCGGAACTCCGGGGACATCGGCGGGTAGCGCCGTCGCCAATTGCCCCATGGTTGAGGTGTGGACGTCGTACGGCGGAACTCAATCGTACGAGCTGAAATGGTTCCCGGCCTACACAACGAACATCCCGCGCGTGACCACCACACCAGCGGCATTTATGGGATACGTCGGCCCGGCCGTATACATCAATGGGCAACTACAAACGCCCGGGGTGGATTACACGATTTCCATCGCGACCGCGCCGAAGCTGCTAGCTACGGTAACGTTTATCTCTCAGGTGAACGCTGGCGACTATATAACGTTTCGGTATACGGTCACTACCTGTTCTCAGCCACCAACTTACGACTGACTCAAAATGAGTACTTCAGTACTATATGATCCTATGTAGTATTGCTGTAGTATAAAGACATGGAAGACACCAGCAAGCCAGTCATCGAATGCTTCAGGCGCGGGCCGTGGTATCACGCCGTGTTCAACTACGACCTGGACCTGATCCCTGTTGGCTTTTCGTGGGCCGAAGGTAACACGTACGAGCAAGCGGTTGACGAGTTATCGAAACGGATACAGCAGTACCTGGGAGTGAAGTGATGACGGCTCAGACTGGCGATGTTGTGTTGTATTCTTGTTCAGATATTGACAGCGAGGTTCGCATGGCGAACGTAATTGATTCGGGCCGCGTATCTGGATGGATTACTGTACTGGACGTTGGGGCTCCCCAGGACGACGAAGCAGACCTCAACGAATCTTCGATTATTCTCGTGTTAGGAAAGTAGGAGTCAGTCACCATGAACATACCCATCAGTTTCTCTTATCATCGCCACTCGGAACGCAAGCCCGATCCGGTGGTTGTCTGTAGCATCTCGTCCGAGAATGGCCGATTCATTTCACTCGACATCGGCTATTCGATATCGGTGTTTCTCACGGATGCGCAGCTCGAAGAGATTCGGCTTGCCATCGTCAAGTTTCAAGACGCCGAAATCTTGGCTCCGGTTCAAGGTGGTTTGTTGACGGCCGAAGATCTAGGCACAGAAGCGGGTTATCCGGCGCGGACTCGGCGCGACAACGCCGATTTCTCGGCGGCTGATGAGGTGACCTTTTGAGCGATGAGCGCGCGTTAACTATCCAGCCAGCCGGAGACTCGATATCTCCGGCTACGGCCGTGCTTGCCGTGATCGCGCGCGCGGCGTCTGACCCTTCCGTTGACGTCGCCAAGATGGGGGCGCTTCTTGCGCTCCAGAAAGACGTCATGGCCCAGGCCGCGAAGGTCACATTTGAGCACGACTTTGCACTAGCATCGCGGGAAATGCCCATCGTCAAGAAAGACGCCAAGAAAGACATGGGCGAGAAGGGCGTTATCCCATACGCATCATACGAAAAGCTCGATGCCGTAGTGCGCAAGATAGAGGACAAGTACGGATTCACTCGCCGGTTTGTGTCTCGGCCGATTGCTGGGGGAATCGTCCAGATCTGCGTCCTATCTCACAGCGCCGGGCACAGCATCGAGAGTGAAATGCAGCTCCCCCCAGATCCCGGGCCGGGCCGGAACGCGCTTCAGGCGATGGGCTCGAGCCGGAGTTATGGACGCAGGTATCTAACTCTCGACATCTGGAACATCGTCACGGTAGGAGCCGACGATGACGGTGAGTCAATCGGCTTGCTGAGCGAAAAGCAGATACTAGCCATCGAAGATCTGATGTTTCAGGCGGGCATGAAGCCGGCCGGAAGGGATACGCCAGAGGCGGCGGCTTCTCGGCGCCGATTCATGGAGTTCGCGGGCGCCGGAAAGGTGTCCGACATCAAGGCCGATCGCTACGACGAACTGGTCAGGAAACTGAGACTCAAGGCGGCACAGAAATGAAGATCTACGACGTCAAACAAGGCTCTCCGGAATGGCTTGCTCTTCGCGCGGGCATCCCGACGGCGAGCGAGTTTCACCGCATCCTGACGGCGAAGAAACTCGAGATCTCCACTCAGGCAGAGAAGTACCGCGCGCGGCTCATCGCCGAGAGAATCATCGGGCGCCCGATTGAGGACATCGAGCCGTCGTACGAGTCGGAGTACATGCGCCGCGGCTCCGACCTGGAGCTACAGGCGATCAAGGCGTATGAGTGCGACACAGAACAGGACACGGTGGCCGTTGGCTTCTGCACGCGCGACGATGGACGCGCCGGAGCGTCTCCGGATCGTCTCGTACCGGCCGCGCGCGGTTCTGTCGAGATGAAATGCCCAGCGTTGTCAACGCACGTCGGATATCTCCTGAATCCGCAGACGCTAGTTGATAAGTACCGTCCGCAAGCGCTCGGCCAGTTGTGGGTGGGCGAAGGAGCGCTCGAGTGGAATGACCTGTGCTCCTACCATCCGATGCTCCCTATGGTCCGCGTGCGCCTGTATCCCAAGCCAGAGATACAGCAGGCCATCGGGGCGGCGATGGAGGCATTCTGCCAGGCGTTGTTTATGGCGTACGAGCAGCTTGTCCAGATATACGGACCGTTCACTCCGCCGACGCCGGTGGAAAGCAGCAAACAACTCCTGACCGCAGACGATGAGGAGCTGATTATCGAAGGACTCAAGAAAGAGGGCAAGATATGAAATCTGTTGTCACCAAAAAACAGCCGGCAAAGGAAAAAACACCCGCGGCTGTTGATCTCAACACGCTTCTGCCGATGCTGCTGGACGCCATCGTAGAACGGTTCCCGCATGACCCTACAACTCCCGGGATCGTGCTTTCCCGCGTGAACAAAGAGTATTACGGGTCCATCGCTCGATACTCCGAACAGAACGGAGGCGGAAAATTTATCGCCGCGATGGCATACGGCCGAACGCTCGAGCAGGTGGTAACTGACTTGGGCCGGAAACTTACGGCGCCGACGGCTTTGTCGCAACTGAAATCAGCGATCTGGGGATAACGTGCCTGAACCGCGCCGAAAAACCATTTTCTTTGACGTAGAGACAGGCGGAACTCAGCCACAGCATCCGACGATCCAACTGGCGGCCGTGGCGATTGACGATGAGAGTTGGAAGGAACTCGACTCCTTCCAGGTCAAGATTCAGTTCGATCCTGCGACGTGCGACCCGGAAGCGCTCAAGATGAATCACTATGATCCCGAAGTCTGGGCCGCAACGGCGAAGTCTCGCTCCGCTATCGCTGGTCTCTTTTCGCGTTGGTCGCAACCGTACTTATGCGTTCAAATGGAGAGCAAGCGCAAGCCGGGCGTGAAATTCTGGGTTGCTTCGCTCGCCGGGCATAACGCTCAAACCTTCGACCTGCCGCGGCTTCAGGAGCTTTTTGCGGGTACGTTTTTCCCGTTCTCTTACCACGTGCGCGACACTCTGCAACGCGCCATGTGGTTCTATCATGAGCACCCGGAACTCACTCGCCCGGAGTCGCTCAAATTGTCTGTGCTCGCCCAGGCGTTCGGAATCGACGCCACGGGCGCGCATGACGCTCTCACCGATGTACGCCTATCGGTGCAGATCGCTCGATTCTTTGCCGACTTCGAGCGCAAGAAAGGAAGCTGATGGCAAAGTCTAACTCGATTACTTTTCGCGGCGCCAGGTTCACTCAATCTGGGCTGACTGTCGTCAACGCGCCGGAGGCTCCGCCGTACTGCCGGATCAACATCCGGTGCGATCTGTCGAAAAACGTCCTAAACGAGATGGGTTGGGACACCGGACACGGAATCAAGGCTGGCTCTCTGGAGGGGCAACTCAACGGTATCGCTATGATCATGACTCCAGCATCCGCCGCGTTGAAAAATCGCGAGTTGCAGCTCGAGGTATCGACCATCGATAAATTCAAGCTCGTGCCCGTCAAAACTGAAGGCGAGATAACGGGATACGATCTGACGTTTCAGATCCGGACGAGAGGGCTGGAGATTCCATCCATGGTCTACGGCTTTATCGAGGCGGTTGGAATGGAGAAGTCGGCTCTCAAGATCCAGTACACTCGCGAGCCGAAGCAGACTGACTTACCGATGGATGAATCGGCACCGGCCGCAACGGAGTAGTTATGCCGATCAGGCTCAACTCAGATCAGGCCGCAATGTTGTTCGGCGAGAAGACAGCGAGCGCGAAACCGAAGCGCGCTCGCTTGCGCAAGGCAACCGCGGCGCTTCCGGAAAACCAACTGGAGGCCCAAATCGTCGATCTACTCCGGTGCTCTGGTTGGCGCGTCGCGCGCCGTCAAAGCGGAGTCTTTCGGTCGCTGGACGGCAAACGGCATATCCATATCGGCGAGAAAGGAGAAGCGGATTGGGAGTGCATCCGGCGCCTGGAACCCGGTATCGGACGAGTTGAGCACTTTTTTATGGAAGTCAAGGCGGCCGGAAAGTTCCCAGATGAGGATCAACTGAAGTTCGGTCGGCTAATGAAGGCGCAAGGCTTCGTCTGGGTCTGGTTTGACTCGCTCGAAGCATTCAAGCACTGGTACAACCACCGATAACTCGGCTCAGATTGCATGATCGTCAGGCAAGGCAGGGGGAAACTGGTAAGTCTGATTGGGACTAAATAATCATGGTAACTGAGCACCCTTTTTGCGCCGATTGACTCAATCAGTGCTATGATCAATACGTAGTTAGCACGTGAGTTATAAACACTCAACCACAATAGGAGAAAGTCACCATGTCCGATACCACGATTCACGACGTTGACCCGCGCGCTGTTCTCGAAGCACGTCGCCTGGCCGAAGAGCAGACGGCCGCGGCCGTCAAAGCGCTCGAAGACAAGATCACCGAACGCGCCGAGTTGTACCGCGCTTTCGGCAAAGAGATCCGTATTGAGTTTGGCCCGGTGGTCAAAGTCAAGCGCACCATCCACCGTCGCACGCACGCCGAAATAGCGGCCGAAGCGGCGGCGAAAGCTGGCGCCCAGGCGACCGCCGCTCCGGCTCCGGAGACGGTCAACATGAACCCGGCCGGAGGCAAAAAGAAGGGCAAGTAGCCCCCTCATCTGCGACCGTCACGGTCACGGTGATAGGTGTAGAATTGCCTTGAACCCGTGGCCGTTTTTCGATACTCTGAAGGTGTCCCGATGGCCGTCGGGGCGCAAAGAAATTGCGGGATCCCACGGGACGGTGTCCCTTTCACCGTCCCAACCCGCAAGAACCCCAAGGGAGGGGTGCGATGTCATACACCACACATTCATGAAGCGTGAGGCTATTGGCCACACGAAGATGAAACGGCTCTGCCGTTACCTAGACATTCCACACTACCAAGCCGTCGGAATCATGGAATCGATTTGGCAGTTGTGTGCCAGAGAATGCCCGCGCGGAGACCTGGGGCGCCTGTCGGACGATGATATCGCGCTCGCGATCGATTACCGCGGAAACGAGCAGGCGCTTGTCGAAGCTCTGATCCGTTCTGAGTGGCTTGATGTGTCGCCTGAATCACGTTTTGTGGTTCACGATTGGGCAACTCACTGCGAGGATTCTGTGCACACAAAACTAGCCCGCGCCGGGGAAACTTTCCACGATGGCACGATCCCGAGCATGGCAAGAATGAGCGAGCGTGAAAGAGCCACGTGCGCACAAAAGTACCAAACGTGCGCACAAAACACCGATCCGAGCGCACGCCGTGCGCACGCAGTGCGCACAAATGGCCAGTTTGAGCGCCCTACCTCTACCTCTACCTCTACCTCTACCCCGCCTCTACCAGAAGAAACCTCCCTTCGGTCGGTTGGCGATTCTGGCGAATCGCTGAACCCACCCGCCGCAAAACCACTCGCCGCAACAGCCGCGGCCGGAGCCGGAGCGAACGGAAACAATCGAGCTCCCACGCTCCCAGGTTTCGAGCACGAACCCGAACCCGCGCCGCAACGCAAGCCGAAAAAACCCGTGACGAAAGGCCACCCGTTGAGCGCCACGCGCGCGGCTGGCTGGAGCCGGGCCGATATCACCCGGGCGTTCGCTGAGCAGTTCTGGCCCGCCGTATGGGCCAAGATCGGCAGGGATGCTTCGCTCCGGGCGTGGTTCAAGCGCGTGACAACCCAGGCCGATGCTGAGCGCATCACGGCCGCGGCGGTGGCGCAAGGCCCGCGGTTGATGGCTCAGGCGGTTGCGCGAGCGGCGCAAGAGGGCGGAGGCGAGCTGCGGCCATTGCATCCGGCGACGTGGCTCAACGCCGGGCGCTTCGAAGATGAGTTGCTGCCGGAGATTCGGCCGATAGCTCGTCTGCCATCACGGCCAACCGACAAAGCGGCCGAAGTGCGACGGTGTTTTGACGAACAGGTCGGGAGGGCGTTAGCGAATGGCGAATTTACACGTCGCAGTTGAGGATCTTGAAGAAGCGCGAGTGAGTCTCGCGATGATTCCGTTTTTTCCGGCTGAGCCGGCCGTGCAAAGTCGCGTCATGGTTGAGCTGGCGCGTATGTGTCCACATCGGCGCGCGCTTCAGTGGGTGGTTGCAACGGCTCTCGCGAAGTGCAAGACATGGCCCGGAGTTGGCGAGTTACGCGGGATTCTGTGTGTTCGGTTTGCGCCGGCCGATGGCGTTCCTGCTGAGTGCTCGCTCCCAGGCTTGACAGCTTCCGATGGAGAAGCGAGATACGTAGCCCAGGTGTCGGCGCGCCCGGAGCAAAAGCGGCTGAGTGGCGAGATATCCGTTGCGGAGGATCCCGAGTTACTTGCTTCGCTGTCGAGAATTCGGGCGAAGCTCGAAGCGCGGAAGCGAGTCATGGGAGCGGTGGTGTCGTGACGGGGGTGACGTATCACGAGCTAACTGAGTCAATCGGCTATCACGAGCATCCGGTTGACATCCCATATCACGAAGATCCTGAGTTATTGCGCGAGTTGGAGGCGGAATGTGTGACAACTGTCAGTTGCTGGAGTCAAATGGCTACAAATGCCTACTACATGCGCCTGGGACTCCGCTCGAGGAGTGCAGCCCGGCTCATGCGCACGGCATCACGTGGGGCGACTGGGAAACCCGGCGATGGTCCGTGCTCCGGTGCCAGTGGCTCGCAGAGCATCCCGATTCCGACGCGCGACTCAAAACGCGCCCGCTGGTCGAAGCGAAGTCGCCGGCCGCGTATGGCGTGAAATCGGCGATCCCGAATTACCGGCAGTTCGACAGGCACAAGCGGGGCGCCGATTGAGCCGCTTGACACCGTTTCGGCGCCGGGTGTATTCTGCGAACGTGGCAAGCGACACGAATCCGGCGCAAGCGGTCGAACCCGACGGCGAAGCGCCCGTAACGGCGAGCGAAGTTCCGTACGAGCTGCTCTACGCCGCAATGCGAGCCGAATTCGCGAAGCTTACCGGCGAACTAGCGGCCGGTATCCCCCCGCTCGAAATGCGCGAGCCGGAGGACATTGCCGCGTTTGAGGCGCTGTGCAATGTGTGGTTTGCCGAGTTTCTTCCGGAGGGGTAATGGCCTTGCAATCTGCTCTCGATCAAGCAATCACCGCGGCCTCGACGGCCGAAGCGACCTACAGCGCCGACACGGCGAATATCGCCTCGATTGAGACGGCCATTGCCACGGCAACCGCTCCCCTTGCCGCGGCTCAGTCCCAGGCCGCAGCCGATGCCCAGGCGTTCAACGCCGCGCTGGACGCACTGTCGGCGGCTGCTTTGTCCGCAAAAGTTCCCGTCCCCGGGGTGTAGCTGTGGCGCTCTGCACGGCTCACTCGTCACGCACCGGCAAGCCGTGTCGACTCCACGCGATCAAAGGCGGCCACGTGTGCCCAAAGCACGGCGGAAGCGCTCCCCAGGTGCGTAAGGCCGCAATTTTGCGGCTCGCTGCGTTGGTAGACCCGGCTATCGGACGATTGGCCGAAGTCATCAAGAACTCGAAGCATCCCGATACAGTCAAAGCCGCGATTGCGGTGCTCGATCGCACGGGCTACGGCCCAGGCCAGCAGATCACGCTGGACGACAAGACCACGGCCACAACGGCTACACTGGGCTTAGTCGATGAGATCGCAAGCAAGCTTGCTAGCCTTGCAACCGCTGGAAGTTCAGCGGGCGATACTCAGCGCGCTAACTGACGATCAGCGTAAAGCTCTCCAGTACGAGTGGGATTTCTGGGCTCGCCCGAATCAACTTCCTCCAGGCACGAAGTTCTCGTACGACTCACGCACTGATTGGACGTACTGGCTTCTGCTGGCTGGGCGCGGCTTCGGAAAATCAAAGACGGGCGCCGAGACAGTCAAGCGATGGGCTCGCGATCCCCAGGCCCGTATCCTGCTGGTAGGCCCGACTGCGGCTGACGTGCGCGACGTCATGATAGAAGGTCCGTCGGGGCTCATGACATGCTACCAGCGCCACGAGCGGCCGATCTACTACCCCACGCGAAACCTGATTCGATTTCATTCTGGCGCTATCGGTATAACTCGCTCCGCTGAAGAGCCGGAGCGACTCAGAGGACCGCAGTTCAACAGATTT